GGCAGCAATTGCTTTGGCATACTTAGTAGATCGTCATGCGAGACGATTGTTTAATCTATTACAGCGGAGCATGGCTCTCTGGTAAAAAAATTGAAGAAAAAATCCCCTGTTCGCATAGAAAGATATTTCCTAGCAGCGAGAATCTGTAGAGCCGTGGTAGTGAAGACTCATTAGGTCCTCTAAGAAGGTAGGTCTCATATGTTGTGTTATATTTTGGATACAACCAAGACAAAGCATACATAGTCCTTTTAGTTTAGTAGTCGAACGCCTTACCTCCTATGAGGAGATTCCGGTGCGATCCCGGAAGAGGACGGAACACTTTTGTAGTTTAATGTAAAATATACCCACGTCAAGGGTATGATGGTGGCTCGATCCCACCCGAAAGTGCTAAAATGTATCAACATTGATACTTGTTGCTTAAATAAGCATACACTTCTGTAGTTTAATTGTAAAATATACCTTACTCAAGGGTAAGATGGTGGCTCGTTTCCATCCGGAAGTGCTGATTTAGACAGAGTAGCCTTTCTGAAATCAGAAGAGGACGAACACTTTTGTAGTTTAATGTAAAATATATCCACATCCAGGGTATGATGGTGGCTAGATCCCGCCCGAAAGTGCTAAAATAAAAAAAACATACATATTTCTCAAATAAGCATAGACTTCTGTAGTTTATTGAAAATATATTCTACTCAAGCTACTGTACGTGTTCATGAGCATTCCTTTCTGAGCATGGTATGTGTGATTCATGTTTTACATGTAGTACCGATTTCTACATTCTGAATGGCTTAGTATATGCGGTAGAAATCATTATTACCATTGCTTCTTTGCAATAACGAGCTATCAAGTGATAACGACAGAAACCAGTGATGAGAATTATGTTTCTGCCAACACTAACCATCACATGTAACAAAGGTGTGAAAGGTACACAGTTATGAGAGTAACTAAGGAGTTGGTGCTATACATGTTGTAAGACATGATGCAACTGCTGCAGAAGTGCATACTCCCCAACATATTGCGGCCCATGGCCCACATGCGGGAGCTCCCCCGGTACAATAGGTAACTGCCCAAGCAGTACAAGTGGAACAGAGAATAGGTCCAGCCATAGTTCGGGCTACAAAAGATAGTAAAAAGATTGTTAATAAAAACATTGTTACAATCATTATCATCAATTATACTCAAAATAATTTCAATTTTATTAAACAAAAAAGGTCCTCGATTTTTTTAATCGAAAATTTCGATTAAAATCAAAATAAACCAGAGACCTTTCCATGACTGGTATCCCGCTGTTTCAACGGGAGCATGTTTGGCGAATGGATTGTTCACCGCGCAAAGGATAGCACCTACCTACATCCACCCCGATTTTGGGACTCGGGAATTCCGGAGGGCGACGATCATCATCGATCAAAAGGAGTGTTATCCTCCATGAGCACAATCCACTAATATATCATACATTGGTGGAACAGGTCGATAGTGGAAAGCTATTTCGCTTTGCGGCTGAAGTAGAATAAACATGTAGAAGACAGAAATAGCCATGATCGTGAGGTGTCCAAAGGCTTCGTCATATGGGCTGTCGAATATTTTATAAATATTCAATAATAGTATACAAATGGATGATATCTTGGACAGAGATAGTTGTAAATATCTAGAAAAATATGCACAATGGGAAACAATCAAAGATAGAGATGGTGTTACCATCTCCAAATATTGTCTCTTGCCCAGTCAACCACCTTGCACAGGAGATGATCTAGTCGTAATAAAAAAGTTACTTGACAGTCCTGAAGCTAGAACAGAAGCAATAAACAACTTACATATTAGAAAGCTCATAGAAGAAGGTCTGTTAGATGCAAGACACTTCCTACCTGCAAGACAAGTCTTTGTGTGTAAGAACTATGTCTACATAGTTACAGATTTCATTGTTGGTATGTCGTTTTCCGATTACGTTAAAAAATACCCTGACAAAGATCTCACAAATCTTTTCAAACAAATAGCAATTAGTGTTAAATCCCTCGAAGATAACAGAATTTCTCATAGAGATATGCATTATGACAATATCTTAATAGTATGTGGCAAGAATGGATGTTCCCCCGATTTCATGATCTTCGACTTCGGTGCCAGCTATATTGACGGAATCACTCCCTTTGTCGTTAATCATAACATAAACTTTATCCAACACCTTGGTAATATACCAGGATTAGATCTATTTACACTCCTAACTAGCACGACTCAAGATCTACTAAGAGCAGTATATCAAGACGAAAACTTCCTCGATAACATCTTACCCGATATGCCATTCGAAGAACAAGTCGAACTGATTGAACCAATATTTCCAAAACTAGCTGAACTAATAAGAAAGCTGATAGTGCCCAATTCCAGACTTACAGAATTAATCGAAGCCACCTCATTCAATGATGCACCACAAGAAATAGAAATGCTAAAGAATTATACCGCTAAGAAAGTGCTTTCTAAATTATAATATTATCCTTATTGTTACAATTTAAGAATGACCTTAAAACAAACATAAGTTACAATTAATTTTCGATTGATTTTCGATTGATTTAGGATTGTTTTAATTCTTAGTTGTGCTACATCAATACATATGGTGCTTCAAGAGTACAGTTTTTCTGATAAATTGAAAACAGTAATAGTCTTTAGCTGGATATCTTACAGATTAATGCTAACTTGTTATACATATGAGGAGGATGGATGGATTTCTATAAGAACCATACCTAAGATTTTAAAAGCTCTAAAAGAGGGAGTTAGATTTGTTTTATTTACTCCAGAAATAACAATTCCATTAGCAACGTTGGATGGAAGAACAATCACATACCATACTAGATTCTATAAAGTCAAAGATGAAATACATTGTATTGTGACAAATGATGAAAGACGACGATTACTACGCTTGCTGGAAAGGTTCTTAAATCAAGAAAGCAATAATCCAATTACGCTGAAGCAATTGCGAAGTTGAAGGAAAAGGCCGAGGGAATGGGGGGTGAACTGATCAGCAAAGTCAAGGCGGGTACTGGCACATTCGACCAGGAAGGCCGCGCCCCGGAAACTCATCAGGCCGCCCAGCGTGACCGATGACATTATTGATTATCAATAAGAAGAAATTGATTAGATCTTTTTGATTTAATCATATAACTAGATTAAAGTAGAAATTAGCTCCTATGAGGCCCGAATGTATAGAAATACTAAAAAACTACATAATACAAGCATTGATAAGACATGCTAGCAATAGTTCCTATAACATATTCGATGGTTTAGTAAAACTAATGCAAACTAATTGGGATGCTAGTCCGACCACGATGGCCGAACTTCGTTTAAATAAAAAGACAAAGGACAAAGGTGATCTTCTAGAACATTTCGCTTATCTGTATTTTAAACACGTTTATAGACTTAATAAGGAAAAGGCATCTGAGGTCTTCCTTTTAAAAGATGCTCCAGACGATGTTCTTAAAGAACTTGGTTTAAAGAGATATGATCTTGGCATCGATCTTCTAGTTAGATTCGATCCTGACCCAATGGCATCTAAAAAAGCAATAGTGTGGTGTGCCGTCCAGGTAAAATACAGACAGCCTAATGCATATAAACAAACTTACGGCGTTAGTTGGTCAGATTTGTCGACTTTTTATGCACTGGTCAATCGTAGTGGTCCTTACAGAAAACATATTGTATTAACCAATTCACATTATGTAAGACATATTGGTAAGAAGGAATTCAAGGATCAATCCATATGTATTGGTACTTTAAGAAACATTACCAAAGATGAATGGGTACTAATGGCTAATTTAACTAATAACATGATAACTCAAGAAACAACTATACCTGATAGTATACAAGTTTCAACTTCCTGTGTATCTAGCAGTCCCACTTTCGATTCGAATTCTAAAGACTCTACATCTACCTCTTCTTTTTCTGCTGTTCCTTCAGCTTCTTCTCCTTCAGCTTCTTCTCCTTCAGCTTTTACTGCTTCCACTGTTTCTTCAGTTTCTCCTCCATTAGATCCGTCTCCTTCACAAACGTTAGATACCTCTCATTTATCGGTAGATACTTCTCCTAAAGGAGAAAAAGTCCTCATTAAACCCATAATCCGTAAGGGGCTGCCTATTATCTCAATTCGACCACAATTACGAAAGAAGATACCAATTTCTTCTACAGAACATCCCACCCAGTTAGTTGATGCTCCTGTTTCAACTACCAGGAGTAAGCCTACAAGACCTAACATGGAAGAATTAAGGAAAATACGGTGCGCTTTCTATGATAAGATCTATAATCCCGATACTAGTCCATCAGGTAACGGTTTCTGATGTACATCAGATACTAGTCCATCAGGTAACGGTTTCTGATGTACATCAGATACTAGTCCATCAGGTAACGGTTTCTGATGTACATCAGATACCCTTCGAAAGAATGGATTCATCATTCTTACCAACTAGTATTGCTATATTGGAGCCTTATCGTTGCGCTAGACGAACCTTCTTGGCCAATTCTTAGAACACTTCTTATCCACTTCATAACTTCTTCTTAGCCTTAACCACTTCTTAGCTATTCTAGCTATCTCTTCTGTAGTTTCTAGATTTGTCAAAGTAGCTTGGACCAAAGTATTTTTTTGATCTTTTGGAAGAAAAGAGGAAAGAATGAACTTTGGCTAGAAAGTAGAAAGGAGAAAAAGAGAAAAGGAGAAAAAGGAGAAAAGGAAGTTCAGATTGCTCTCGGGAGCTCTGGATGTTTCGCATAAACCATTCGTGAGATGTCCTGTGAATTATCTCCAAGTAGTTCAAGCATCGTATATTTGTCAAATCGCAGCAAGAAATTCTTGAACATGTATTCATGAATTTCATTTGCCACTTGTTCTTTCAGCTTTTCATGTTTCTTCTGTTGCAATTCTGGAAAGACTTCTGTTGCCCATTCAGTCAGGTCCTGCATATCCGATGCATGCAGCTTGGGAATCATAGTCATTAGTATTTGCTTTGTGTTAAGACTCCAACAAAGTCTCTGAATTTTCATCATTTTTTATACATAATATAAGGTCGTAAACTTATGTTACCCTAGTATAGATGGTCAAACCATTTTCCCTCTTAACTTTTTTTAAAGTTATTACTATTGTAGTGATCATTATATGTATACTTCTCTTAATAGCTGAAAAAATCGCTGATAAATATCTAGTCTGGGATTATGCTGATGTTTTATACGCTAAACCATATAAAACTTTCCAGGTCCAAACGTATAGTGAGATACAACAGATTTTAAGACAGTATCCTAACAAAAAGATAAGTATTGCTGGTGGCAAATTTAGTCATGGAGGTCAGACTTTCAAAGAAGGTGCTATTTATCTAGATATGGTTTCCCTCGATAAGGTAGTATGTTTCGATTATAGAAACAAACTTTTAGTTGCACAGTCAGGAATAACCTGGAGAAAAATACTCGAATTCTTAGATCCATATAATCTTTCTGTCAAAGCTATGCAATCATATGCGAACTTCACTCTTGGAGGAAGTATAAGCGTCAATGCTCACGGTAGAGGTGTAGAATTTTCAACGATTGGGTCTACTCTTATATCAATGAAGGTAATGCTGGGAGATGGGAGTATTATTACAATTTTTCCTTGTGATGAATTATTCTCAGGTGTTCTGGGAGGCTATGGAGGATTGGCCATCATATTAGAAGCTACAATATCTTTGACAGATAATTATTTAATTAAGAAAGTGACTCATAAAACGGATGCTAATTCGTCTAATATATTTCAGGTCTTACAAAATCTGGAAAACCAAGAAAATCCCAATATTGTCTTATATAATGGTCTAATCTATCCTGAAAGACAACATGACTTGTT